AATGCCAATAATTATCGTGCCCAGTCAACTGAATCAGACCACGCCCATGAAACCGCCAGCCGTCACCGCTTGACTCGTCTCGGTTGCCCATCCGCTTTTGATAAATCCTGTTGGCAATCATTTCTGGATGGTGCGCGTATTTCTGTATTTCCTCGGCATCTTTAAAATGTCTACCAAACAGCTTAGAAAGCGTTTCAGGGCGATAATTGAGATTCTCTTGCAACGCCTTAAAGTGATTGGATTCATGTGCGCATTGGCCGATAAAAGCCGCCTGTTGTTTGTTGTCATTGATACTGAACGCGGTCAACGTAGTGGTCAGCGGTTCTTGCCACTCAACCCCAATCCCCAAAGCGTGTAGTTTTTCAGCGCTGATCATTTGACACCCTCGTTTACAGTGTTCATCACTTGCTCATATTGGGCGATACAGGCGTTGAGGTTGGTGATGGCGGTATCTCCGTCTGCTGCGATCTGGATAAGAGCTTTAACAGTCTGTCGCTCATATTCGCTTGCATCGGTTCGATTTCCATCGGCGGGACTTGAATCGGCTTGTACGGGACAGCTGGAGGGGAGGCGCAGTTCGCCAGAATCAACGCGAGCATTAAGACTAACCACTTTGGCTTGAATGTCATTTTTTGCCTTTCTTAAAGCACCATTGGCCTTGTCAATCTTGGCCGTCAACTCTGCTTCTTTTGCCCGAGCTTCTCCATTAAGTCGGTCAATTTCTGCTTGATCTTCAGCAACGCGGCGGTTATAACCTGTTTCATCTGCGACATAGTATCCTCCTAAAACAATCAACACAATTCCCACCACTTGGATAACCAAAGCATGGGGCTTTAGCATGGGCAAGAAACCCACTAAATAACTAATTGCATACGCGCCAAATCCTAGAATCAGCGCAAATAAAGCCAAATAATGCAAAAAATGTGCAAAAAAATCAAACATTTTTAGTGCTATCCCGCGCGTGAGCCATTCTTTCGCGTTCCTCGTCATCTTCCAAAACAGGCGGTCCAGTTGGCGGCGGCGGCGGTGTCCATGACTCATCAAACTTAGGATTGGTAAACGTTGGCATAACCCCGAAAGCCTGATTAAAGCCGTTTTGGGGCATCGCTTGGGGCATTCCATAGCAACCCCCCATCATGGGCATTTGTGGGCTTGTGGCTTGTTTTATAGCCCCAATTGTGCCTGCTACACCGCCCGCTACCTTTTTACCCGCTACACCACCTATTGCCCCAACGATGAGCAAAACAATGTCGTTGAGCATCTTGGTGTAAGCCTGGTCAATTGGGGCCATAGCCTTGATGGGTTGGACAACAAAAGTGACCGAGTACAGAAGTGCGACAACAATGAAAAATAGAATGGCGGTGATGGCCAAAACCACGATGGCCCAGACCCTAACCTCAATTTCGTCACTTGTTAACTTGTTCAACCTTTTTCTCCAAAACAGGCGCAACTAGGTATTCTGGGCAAGTCTGACTGAATTCGCACTTTGGGTGAACGCAATCTTTGTCATTAAAGTGGTCAGGGTCTTGGCATAAATATCTGTATCTATCCTCGCAACCCGTCAACAACAATAATAACAACAGATATTTCATTTGCCTTCAATCTTTGCTAAAGCCTTGTTAACCCTGATTTCCATCATTTTGATGTCAATATACATCCACGAAAGGATCGGAATAAACAACAAAATCACGGCCATCAATGCCACGACAACAATGACGAAGAACGAACGATCATCAGCATTATCCAGCACCACCCGATCATCAGACCCGTAATTACCACCGCTAGAATTTTGTCCTGAATTTCCTCTGCCCGTTGACGTTTTTGCCATGCTATCTTTCTCTTTTTGTCTAGTTCAGCTTTCCTAGCCAAAGCCTGTTGATTAGCAATGTGGCCAACCATCTTGTTTACACGGCTGTACAAATCCTTCATTTCCTCGGGAACGTGGTACACCATGTACTCGCGCATTTCCTCGTTTAACTTTTCCATTTGTAATTGTGCAATCACCAATTTAATCGCAATGTCCTGTCCTTCTTCACCTGATGCCGTCAACGCAATTTCCTCTTGTTCTTTGGCGTAATTTTTTAAGCCGTTGTAAGCATGAAAGAACTTGGTCAAAGCGTCTGCAACTTGCGCGTAGATTTGGTTTTCATCAAATTCAACCCTCTTTTTTTGTTTAGGCTTAACAGGATTTGTCCCAACCTTGATTTCCTCGGCTTTTTCGCTACGAAATAATTTCCTGAAAAAACCAAATATCCCCTTTGCATCTGTTTGGATTGACTTGACATCCTTAATGACCCCATCAATCTCTTTTTTTGTATCGACAACGAATTGCCGCCCCTCTTTGTACATCTCGCAGGACTCTTTGACCAATTTAAACGCCGAAGTTGCCAGAGCGACAAGAGTAAAGGGGTCAATTTTTTACAACCCAAAAAACTTGTGGAAGAACGCCCCAGCAACGCCAGGGCCAAGTAAGACCAATAGCATTACTCCATAAATCAAGTATTCAATCTTGGTCATGCGCCGTTCGCCATCTACTAAAGACTGCTCTATTCGCCTGTAACGCTCGTCACAGACCGCAACATGAACGGCCAAGTCTTGTTCAGTATTGCTCATGTTTTTTGGATAAATGCTAGTGCGTAATACAAAGGATTATTAGTCCCAGAGCTGGTCACCACTCCGCTACTAGCAAACCCGCCATTGTTACCGACAGAATAGGAATTGCCAGCGCCAACAACAAACCTGTCCCGCAGATCAGGAGTGCCGTTAGAGCCGTTACAAAGCACATAACCAGTAGGAATAGAGCCAATAGACCCAGACCACATAATAATGCCGCCACTAGGAACTGCGCTAACGCTTGGGCTTGTGCCAATAATTCCATACAGGTTGTCCAATGTTTGTATTGTGTTATTAGAGGAATCAGTCAATACAAATTTGTATGAATAACCACTTGTCAACCAAATCTCATTGGGCGGTCTGCCGTCAGTCCCGAGCACAATAGGATTGGTGTTGGCAACGTTGCCGGTGTTGTCTGTGTAGGTGTTTAAAGGTGTAGACGATCCAGCCTGGTAACTATAAATAAAGCCACCAGCCAAAGGTACGTTGGGTGTCGTGGAGGACAGGAATTGAAATCCATTACCTACAGGTGAAAGGTTGACGCTCATGTTATTTTCCTAAGTCTGATAGTTTTGCCCCAGCAGCGGGCTTTAAGGATTGCTGAACTTGTTTCTTAACGGCACGTTCTTGTATCAGTTGTTGTGCTGGTTCAACAAATCTACCCACAATCGGAACTTGTGTGGCCATACGATTGGCATATTGTTTGGCCAAATCAACCGCAGTATTGGATTCGTTGACAAACGCCCCCGTGGGTCTGGCTTCAATTCTTTGGCCAGTCCGAGCAATCTTTTGTAAAGTTTGTGCTTGGTCACCAAACAAAGGCAACAATTTACCATTAACGTCTAGATTTTCAATGGCTTGTCTAAATTTGGCGGGCTTAAAGTTTCCGCTTGCGTCTGTGGAATCTTTAATGATCACATCCAAAGCACCGGCACGCAAATGCTGAGTGGCTTCTGGATCATCTTTAAATAACTCCATTGTTTTGGCAAAGTCGGTATTCTTGGACCTCAGAATATTGCTTTGAATAAAGTCTTTAGTGTCTGCTTTGCCGTTGACAATGTCAGCATAAATCTTGTTATAAGTTGGACTGTCTTTGTTGACCAAGTCAAACTCAGCTTTGGCCGTTGCTCTGGCTTTGTCAGCCAATGCTTTGGCTTCCTCTGTTTCACCGATTAAAGGTAACTTTTCTAGTTCACCACGCACCAATGTTAAGGCGTGAACGGCATTGCCATCGTCAGCGCGTTGTGCTTTGCGTGTTTCTCTAGCAATCTGAGTGCGTAAATTCTCGTATTGGTCAAAGTTCATTTCCTTGCCAGCCGTGTAAGCATCAATCTTTGACTTGATGACAGGCGGCAAGAAATCTATATCTTCTTTGGCGGTCAACGCATCCATTGCGTTTTTGGCAAATGTTGCGCTATCAACTTTGATCTTACCCGCGCCAAATTCATCCAATGCTTTATAGGCTTGGCTTGTGGATTCTTGGTTTTGCTTGATCTTGTTGTTTACAAAATCAATAGCTCCTTCTGCATTAGCAACGTAATTAGGAGCAAATACGTCAGGCGCAGCTTTTTCTTTTACCAGGTTAACGTTTTCTTGTAATGCTTTGTTTTGCTCATTAAAACGCTCAATAAACTCTGGTGATGTTGATCGAGTGTTGCGTTCTCTAGATATGAGATTGGGATCACCCGTAGCTTGGCCAACAGTTAATTTGATCGGTTTTTCTAAAGAATCAGCTTCTAAGATGGCTTCTAACGCTTTAAGGTTTAATTCGGCTGGGTTAACTTGTTTTAATTGTGCAGCCACTTCTGGCGTTGCTTGTGCAATAGCTTGGTCTAACAATGCTTTGTTTGTGGTTGACGCTGCACCCATAGAAACCATGCCAGGCTTTGGAACGACTGGTTCAATCCTGATTTTGGGCAACGTAGGCGCTTGTGGTCGTTGTGGGACAAAACCTTGCACTTCAGGCATGACAGGCGGTAATTTACTAGCCTCAAATTTGCTTTGTAGGCTTTGTAATATGTCTTGACCTGCCTGTGATGGAGGTTGGTAACCCAAAGCCTGTTGCACCCTTTGGGCAGTCTTTTCGCCCGCTTGGATGCCAGCTTGAGTGCCATATTGGCCACTTGCCAAAGTTCCACCGATGCCAGCCAATGCGCTAACTGGTGCAGCCACCAAGCCTTGGACAAAACTTCTACCTGCTTCGCCAGCGCCTTGCACGCCAGCCATTTGCTTTTGTTTTAATTCTTCAACAATATTGAATTTTTTTGTTGGCTTTTCTGCAATAGTTTCACCACCGCCAAGAATCAACTGACCTAGTTCGTCAGGTTGTTCTTGTTTAGGTTGTAACTGTGGATTTAAGCCACTCATTGGGCTTTTTTTAGGGGCAACTAGGTTAGGTTGTTGTTCAACATTGGGTTTTTCACCGAGGATCAATTCGCCTAATTCATCCATCAAAGTTCCCCAGTTTCGGTCAATTTCTTGATGTTATTGTACTTTTGGAAATATTGTTGTCTAGCCTGTGGATTAGAGCCAAACAAATCATTGATGGCTTTATTGCGTTCGGCTTTGTCTTTGACGTTTTCAAAGATGGTTATTGCTTCAAATACCTTTGAATCGGCATTAGAAGACCATAGGCGCTTAAATGCGTTAAGGTTGTTATCACCATACTTCTGGGCAAATTTAGACGCTGCCGTGGCTTGCATATCCAAATTCTGTACATCAGCGTATGTTCTTCTAGCAATGTTTTTCAACACATCTGGAGGATATGTCTCGTCACCATTGGCCATCTTTTGCAATTGTTGACCAGCCACAGTATCCATAGAACCCCCTTGGGCTTGGATGTTGGCAATTTGGACATTGGCCAAATCTTTGCTCAATTGCTTATATTTAGGATCACCAACAATATTTGCGTAAGTTCTAGACAATGCGCCCAAAGTACCTGTGGCCGTGTCCAACCCCATAAATTTGGTAGATTCTTTTGCTATTTTGTCAGCTTGAGCGATCACTTCATCTAAATTGCGTCTAGATGTTGCCAAATCTGTTTGTCTAGTTGTCAAACTGTTGCGGTATTTAGCGCCATTTTCTGTATCAATTTGCTCATTAGGTGCAAGTGGTCTAATGTCTCCAGCTTTACGAACTGGATAGGGCAATGACATTTGTGTAGGCGTTAAACCTTGGGGCATACCAGGCATACCTTGAGGCATACCAAAACCTTGAGGTAAAGGTCCACTTTGAGGTCCACCTTGTGGTAAACCTTGTGCCATACCTTGAGGTCCACCTTGAGGTTGGTTGATGTTTAATGGCGCAGCAGTACCCGTAGCAGATGTGAAAGTAGCAGGAGCACCGCCAACTGTCGTGAGTTGTGGCGTTTGCAACTGTTGTTGTGAAGTTGGACTAATTCCAGTTTGGATAAGGTTAGAAAACACCTGATCTACTTTGTCGTGCTTACCTGATGCAATTAGATTCTTGATTGGAGCAAACCTCATCTCGGTCTTAAATTCACCTTCTGGATCGCTTTTAACCAAACGCTTGACCTGTTCCTCTGCATCTTTGACTACATCAGCCACTTCTTTAGGACTGCCACTTTTAAGTCTTGGATCGTTTTTATAACCACCAATGATTTGATTGATTTCTTGGTTATAGTTTTTGTCGTAAGCAAATTGACGCTCTTGTGTAGCAATTTTGGATTGTTTGGCCGCTTCTTCTGATTGTGTAATTTCTGGTTGTAAAGTTCCAGCTGCTTTAGTTGTAGCCAATTGTCTAGATAAAACTTCTAAAGGATTTATCTTTTGCGCTTGCTCAATATCCATCTGTGCTTTTTGCAAAGTCAATGGGTTCATCTGTTGAGCTTGTTGCAGTTGTAACTTTGCAGCTTCAAGTTGAATTGGATTCAGTTGTTGCGTTTGCTTATATTGCTGCAACGCTTGCATCGGACCAATAATGTCGCTCAATGACGTTGGTTGTGATGTTGCATAATTAGTAAAAACTGGCATGATCTTTTCCTTAACTCAAAAGTAATGGTGCAGTTTTAGCAATGGTTTGCAACGTGTTGGCTTGATTTTGAGCGTTTGCGGTTGTAACACCTGCCTGTGATGCGGCCAATCCTGTTGTGATGTTTCCGTATGTGTTTGCAAGATTTGCACCAACTGAACCCAATTGATTCAAAGATGTCTGGCCAATACCCGCAACACCAGCCAAATTGTTATAAATGTTATTGCGCTGATTTTGGTAATTAGTAAACGCATTTTGATATGCGCCCTGAGCATAATTTTGTGCGTAAGTATTTAAACCTTGCAGAGTATTACCAGACAACAAACCACCACCAACGTTGGCAGCATTTTGTGCTTGGCCAAGTCCTTGCTGTAGTTGGAATTGATAATTCGGTGCTAACTGAGCGTTTAAGTCTTGGTTGTTAAACTGATTTTGGAAATAAGGCAGATTATTAGTAATATCCTGCGCTGCAGGTGTTCCAAGATTTTGGAATGGTTGTTGCGCTGCAGCATATTGACTATAAAAATTACCGATTGTGTTTAACGCATTGTTGCCAGCCGCTGCTTGTGTTGCTCCTGCTTGTGTATTTGCGTTGTTTAATATGTTTTGCGATAACAGAGAACCGCCAATTGTTGCCCCTGCTGCTATTTGAGCCGCGGTTAAACCACCCGCCGCACCCGCCGCCGCACCACTTGCCGCACCACCCGCCGCGCCTCCAGCCGCGCCTGCTCCTGCTCCCGCTGCTGTTCCTGCGGCCGTTGATCCGGCTGTGCCTGCTGTTGTTCCGGCGGCTGTCCCAGCGGCTGTTCCTGCGCCAACATCAGCTAATGTTGTTCCTGTTCCGGCCGCGCCTATTGTTCCACCACCGATGAGCGTTCCTGCTCCGGCTGTTCCTAAACCGCTGATAGCGGTATCTGCTGTCCCCGCACCAATAGCGCCACTCCCTACGGATTGGCCAAGCAAGTCTGTACCCGCTATTGCATTACCTGCGGCCGTGCTTCCTAACGCACCAATTGCCGTGTCGGCAGTCCCTGAACCGATTGCGCCTGCTCCGACCGATTGCCCAAGCAAATCTGTTCCCGCAACGTCTGTTGCTCCAACAGCACCTAACAAATTTGCTCCTGCAAGTAACGCAATGCCCGGTGCGGCCGCGTTTGCTAGGGTATTTACACCACCGGCAAATCCACCCGCGCCCGCATTCACGCCCACGTTTAACACGTTTGCCGGTGTAACGGGAGGAATTGTGCCGTTTTCGTTCGGTTGAACGGCAACCTGAATCATTCCATTTCCACTAGGAATGTTAATACCAACGCCGTTTGTGCCTACTTGGACTTGATAATTGCCGGCAATCGGTGCTCCAGTTTGCGTGTTGATTAGGTTATAAGTGCCTGTGTCAGCATCGTAATTGACCGCAGCCGTGCCGTTTAACAATGATGAAGACAGTTCAGGATTGGCTTGTTGTGCTGTGCTGACTTGAGATGGAGCAGCCTGGCCATAACTTGTACCAACTGCACCTGATGCGGGTGACGCAACAAATTGCGGTGTAGAAATGTTAGATAATGAAGTTCCGCTTGGGGCAGGTGTTGGAGTCGGTGTTGGAGTCGGTGTAGGAGCAGCCACAGCTTGCACTTGGGCAGGCGTGACACTCATGCCAGTTGCTTGGTTTACCAGACTTGCGATAGTAGATGGATTAGTGATGCCAAAATTAGCAGCCGCCTGAACAATCGCTTGTTGACCGGCAGCAGAGCCTATATTGTTAGAAACAAACTGAGTCCAACCTGACGGCAACCCCGCCGCCGCATCAGCAACCGCATTATTGACTGTAGTAATGTCCATTTTTTCCCCTATACATTGTAATATGGCACTTTAAATGCCTTGCCATTTACAGTTATATTGATAAACCCTACAGGATTTGCCGGAAGCGTTGCCGATCCAGTTGTTGCCGTAGTGGCCGAGGAAAAGTTCAACAAGTTCAAAAAGAATTGTTGCCATGCCCTGGTAGGCCGATTTGTGTTTTTATCTAAAAACTCTGCTTGTGGATAGGGTTGTAGTTGTGAGGTGTTGGTTGTAATACTCAATTTTCACCTCCAGTCATCTTCAGATTTGCCGAAACAATCACGGCTTTGATAGGATCGGTCACAACAACCTCAAACACTCTATCCCTAGCCGTGCCCAATCTTCTCCAAATAGCACGATTTTGATATCTACCAATAGCCCCTATTGTAGTCCAATGTTCATTGCTCCAGGTACTTCCACCATCATCTGACCACCTTAACATGGCCTGTGGATTGGTTGTGGGGGTATTTGAATTGACCGCACTCTGGTTGCCCAAATAGATCGTCTGGGGCGCTGCAATCGTCAAAGTGGAGTTGGCAGCAATCGTATAAGGCGAGGACAGAAAAGTCGCAGTATTTAAGGACAAACCATACTGGCCAACGCCTGGTTCAAACTGAATCTGGAGTTCTTCAAAGAATTGACGCTGAAAGTCGTTGACCAAATGAGGTGCGCGTCTTAGCCTTCTGATGTACTGGCCATCGTCTGTGTAGTTCAGCTTGTCCAGTTCGTAAATCTTACCATTGGCATAGTCACCTACCAGAACCATTCCCTGAAATACGGCGCAGCAGTTTCCTCTGTGTCTTTGATATTGGTTTTGATTCGTGTTATATAACCATTTATGCCAGAGGTTCGTGGCAACATCGTAGCACCAAGTGATGTTAAGAGTAGGAAACGAAATAACATAAACTTCATGGCCTTCTAGTTGGTAAGTCCATGCAATAGCATCGCTGATGTATTGATTCGCTAGTGTGTTCTCCACGGCATGGGTAGAAATCCTCTGCGGGATATAGCCCTTCATTTGCATGATTTGGCCTTGCCCGCGGTTGTTTCTAGACAGGTAAGCAAACGAATCGCCTAGCCTAGAAACGCTGAATTGAGCAACAATACCATGCTGAGTTGATGTGCCTGGAATACGTTGGAATGGGAAAGGGAATAAACCCGCATCCACCCAAACCTCTGAACTGGCTTCACCCATCAAGTAAATCTCTCGATGGTCCACAATCAAAGCCACCAGGTTGTCAGGCGAGCCGTCTTTAGACCCAAACGACAATTGTTGAGATATGGGGCTTAAAGCATCTGAAGACCCAAATTGCTGAGTATTGGGGCGATTGTAGACAAAATAATTGTCAATGATATCCACCGAGTTTGCACCGCTGAATGCCCCATCTGACGCTGGTAAAACAGTAAAGTCCAACGCGTACATGGTTTCTAATGAAACCGCGGTGTTGCTAGACAATGTGTAATTGTTGTATCCACCCGATGGGGTCACAACGGCCGTGATGATGGTGTCCACCGGCACGCTAGTGCCCTGAATCGTCTGGCCAAGGTACAAGGTTGACGTAGTGGCCAGATTTGCATTGGTAGAACCAGTCGTGATCAGTCCTGTAAAACTGATCGTTGTGGCACTATTCATCAAGGTTGCGCTGACAGTCTGGGATATATTAATAGTCCAAGTTGTGCCTGATCCACTCAAAATAACTGTTTCTTGCGACACACCAACGCCAAACAAAACCTGACCTACGGCAATAGTACCGCTTTGTAAATTGCTGACAGTTAAGGTTGTGCCAGATATTGAGCCGGTAAAGATAGCCGTGGTTGGGGTTGTGATTCGCCAAGAATAGCGGTAAGTGCCGTCTACGATGTAGCTATACAAGCCATTATCGGTAATCCCAACACGCCCAGAAGTTGAATTAAGAATGCCGACAATCTGGGGGGTTAGCGTACTAGACAACACATAAACGTAAGCACCGCAGACTGCAATCATTTGATTGCCACCTGATAGCGTTCGCATTCCCCTGATTTCAGCACCAGCTGGTAACACAACTTGAGTCGTTAAGCCTGGCGTTGGATAAAGCGCAACTACCCCTCTTGATCCCTGTGGTAATGTAGGATCAATTTCTGGGATGAAGTTTATACACTCGCTCGCATCTTGGTAGATGGATTGAGCCGTATAACTCGCGCCTACAAATCCAAAATCGGGCATTTAGTGTCCTTATCTTAGGAAGCCTCCCGTAAGTATCCAACCAGCATCTTTAGCTCTGCTCATTAGCAAAGCATCAGAGTATCTAGCAGACTGTACGGGTTTCATGTTGGTGCGCTTTAACGTACTCTTGGCTTGCGCTGCAAAGGCGTTAACCATCTGAATTTGGGTTGCACTAGCCTTACCATACTGGGGCATCAAACGCTCTGCTAAACACCATTCTAGACAGCTCTCAAAGCCTTGTGGCAACAACATCGTGTCATTGATTGAGGTGTATTGGCTGAACAAAGTGTCGGCAAAAATGTGCATCTCGCCTTGGGCTGGGTTTGGCCAGACAAACAGATTACCAAGCGTTTCGGTGGGTTGGTAGTACAAAGCCTTTGGCCAAGGTCCGTTCAAAGTCTTCAGACCAATCATTTCATAGTCTTCAACGTTCAGAATGGCCACAGGATAGTCCAAACCGCCGTTGAGAATAGGAACACCGCTTTGTGATGTATTAATGCGTACAAAGGCCGAATTGATGCTGAGTGGGCGCTGATAGAAAGCATTGATGGTTGTTGAGCTGACGTTCTGGGAAATGTTGAGTTGGTATGTTCCAACCTCATTCACGTTACCGCCAGCGCCTGTCAAAAAGCCAGTAATCTTAGTGCCGGTCTGAACACCAGTTCCTGTGATCGTCATGCCCAAAGAAATAGCACCTGACGTAATAGCAGATACTGTCAAAACGTTATTGGTAATCGACCCAGTAAACACCGAGCCGATTTCACCGCCTGGGCCAATCGTGTATTGAGTTTGACCAGGTGTTAATGTGTAGATGATTTCTGTCTTATAGAACACCATCATTTGCTCGTTAGACCATTGGTCAATCATGCGATTCATCATAATGAACGCATCTTGAGCAGCTTCAGGCGTAGGTGTCTCGCCCGCAGCCAACGCGCCAATGTCTTTTAGAGCAGATGTAATGATGTCAATCGGCGCAGTCATGGATTATCCTTTTATATTAGGAATGAATATTTGAGGTTTCCAAGGCGCAATGACCTTTTCTTTTGCCAATTCTTTGTGTTGCTCTAGGATTCTTCCTGATATCACAGGATTTCCATTAATGATTTCGTCTTCTTTTAACCAACTGATGACAAGTTCTTCTGTAACTGTGTCAAATGGCACATCTTCATGTGGCTTTCTAAATGTCCAATTACCCTCAGATTCAACCAATTGGT